CGTCCAAGGGTGGCTCTCAGATATACGACACATACTGCCTCATCTGCAACAAGTTCTTAAGGAACAAGGTACACACGGTTTAGTATTACGACTCAAGCACAGCTATCAACTGATTTCACAGTTCCTAGCTGATACGCCAAAACTCTCAAATGCTTATGGACACCCAGTTAGGGTGGCTCATGGTTTGCCCAAGTGGATACCTGTGAATGCGCGTTCTGCCATTCGCCAGAGATCTACTCGAGTTATTCGCTTTTGGCTTAGCCTCCTGTATATTTATAAGGTCATAGAGATGCCTTACAATATCAAGAAGGCCTTTCCCTCGATCACTGAACCAGTGTCATCTTTCATTGATTGGAAGAACGATGCTGTAGTCCAGCTTCTGTTATCTTACCGTTATTTTCTCGACACTCACTTTATACCTTCCCTAGGTGGTCCATTTGACCTACCCAAGGATGAACCAGGAACTATATTTGCTCCTGTGACTTCGGGGCCTAACGGCTCTCCGGCAGTCAATAAGGTGGGTGAAGATGCGGCGGCCCTTTACAGGGACCGCCTCGATGGCGGTGGGATAATCGATAACATCCTAGAGGTTGCTGACTTTCATAGAGTTGAAGGTGAGCGGCCCCTGGAGGTTTACGACATTACAGACGCGGGGAAGCAGACAGAACTTGAGCCTGAGAATGCGAAGAAAAGCTTCTTGCACTCTAAGGTCCATGTCCTGGCTGAGCCGGCCGGAAAACTCCGGCCGGTCGCCATTGTGGATATATTCACACAGCGAGTCATGAAACCACTCCATACTCACCTGTTTGGTATTGTTAAAGGTATCAAACAGGATGGTACTCACAACCAAACCGAGCTTCTCGGTTGGTTGAAGGACCAGATGTCTGGGGCATGGAAAGGGTTTTGGTGGTCGTCTATCGACATATCTTCGGCTACAGATAACATTTCATGTAGACTTCTGAAGATTCTTCTAGTGTCACTGTATGGAAAGTCGGGTAAGGCACAAGAGTATGCCGACTCGATTATCCGTCTTATCACAGACCGGGACTTCTCTCCTGCCTGGGATATCAAGCTTAAAAAGGCAATTCCGCCTATTATACTTGCAGTGAACACTCCCAAGTCCGTACGGTATGCCGAAGGGCAGCCGATGGGGATCTTGGGGTCTTTTGGTCTTTTGGCACTCTGGAACCATTCGTGGGTCCAGTTTGCGGGCTACAGCGTAACGGGTCAATTAATTAATAGCTACGGAGTCACCGGCGACGACGTCGTCATCGCCGAGGCTAGTAGTGATACACCGGTCGGCCGCAAATATATTGAAAACTCAAATATTTGTGGCATACCGATATCGCTCTCTAAGTCATTCACTTCATGTAGGCTCTTCAACTTTCTCTCTCGGACTGTTCTGGCCGAGGGAGAGGTGTCACCTATTTCCATCCGTGAAGATTTCCAGATTCGGGATTCTTCTGGACGGGTCAATAGGGCCATCAACACTAATAATCGTGGTTGGTGGGAGTCAACATCTAATGGATGGCTGTCCAAAGCCGTTAAGCAATTCCTTTACCCTTCGGAGTACCTTGTCTACAGTGCGTCTGCACGTAGAGGTACCCTGAATGGTATCGGTTTGCGTGCCGTTCTCTCCTTCTTGAGCCCCTCAGTGTCGCGTTTAGCGCACTTAGGGGTATCGAGAGTCCCAGTTTTGTCGTGGTTGTCCGCTTTCGCGGGTTCAACCATCTTACTGAGACATGGGGAATTGGCCCGCAATGATTCATTGCTATGTAGTCCGGACATACCAGTTCTACAGTATAAACAGAGTATACTCGATTTAGTAATAAACGAAGTATTCGATGTTTTACAGTGGAATGATCTGGCTGCCGGGGAGTATGAGACTTGGCGCCTGCAACAATGTAAATGGTTGCAAGAGCCAGGCCTCGGAAGCCTGTTCTTACCAACTGGGTGGGACTTCTCAGTCTACCACCTGGATGATAATCGGTTTATGTACCCAGAGATTAACTCAGGTCTCACGACAGAAGAACTTTCCAATAAGCTTGGAGAAGCTTATTGGACCGACGAAAATGTTGATTCAGCGATATTACGCGCCTTATCTTGGTTGGCCTCAATACCCAAATCCCGAGATTACTCCCAGGCAAAACTTTTCGAACACCAAGCACAACTTGCTCGGCGTAACAAGAGTTTTGGGGAAGATCTTTTCAACCAGAATGAGCGTCGTATGCTTTCTCTACTTTACCGTGTATCCGTACTGTACCCTGGTGCTATTGATATCGGTATAAATGACCGACTCATAGCACACCTTGAGCGTAAGTACATCAACATGTTTGCAGGTTAGGTCAGTACGTCTGTACTGAACGCAACCCGAAGACGCCTGTGAGTGATCACAGGGGAAGGAGATATTTCATACTCTATGACTCCTGGTTAATCAAAATTCCAATTAGAGTACCGTGGCAACTAGGTAAGGTCTGTGTCTCACAAACCCACACTTTCGTGGTGAGATGCAG